GTCCTTTCGGACCTCTACAAGTTGTTAGGCGTCCCTAAGCCAAGCGATAAGATCACCCGTGTCCGTCTCTACAATCGGGATGTATATTTCGTCGGTGCGCATGACGAGGGCAGTGTAAGGCGTATACAAGGGGCAACGCTGGCAATTGCCTACGTCGACGAGGTAGCTTGCGTTCCCCAACCGTTCTTCCGCATGCTCGAGAGCCGTCTCAGCATTAAGGGCGCACAACTGCTAGCTACAGCTAACCCCGAAGGCCCAAGTCACTGGTTAAAAAAACAATACATAGATCGGCAAGGGGACGAAAGTCTTGATCTTATTTCATGGCATTTCACGTTAGACGACAATCCAGCATTAGATCAGAAATACAAGGAGAGCCTCAAAGCCTCGTTCACAGGTATGTGGTACAAACGCCTAATTCTTGGAGAATGGGCCGTATCGCATGGATTGATCTTCGACGCTTACGACCATCTCAACACGTTTAGAGAGGATGTTGAGTTCGCTAATTATTACCTTGTAGGCGTGGATTATGGCACGTCAAACGCGACCGCAGCAGTGTTAGCAGCAGTAACCCCAACTAAATGGCCGCAGATCCGTGTTGTAGATGAGTATTATTATGACTCGGTCAAAGAGGGTCGCCAAAAAACGGACGACGAGTTGGCCGACGATATCTATAAGCTATGCCGATTCAACCAGGTTAGAGCGGTCTATGTTGATCCGTCCGCAGCTTCGCTTAAGATTGAGTTGAGAAATAGAAACCTTCCCGTCCTTGATGCAAAAAATGACGTGCTCGAGGGCATTAAGGTGGTTAGTAAATTTGTTGCTAACAAAAATTTAGTTATCCACGAATCTTGTAAGACGCTGATTGAGGTAATTCAGAGTTATTGCTGGGATCCGAAAGCAGCAGATCGGGGAGAGGACAAGCCATTGAAGAAGAGGGAACATTGTATGGATGCCCTACGTTACCTATGTTTTAGTGCATTTCCGCAAGGAAGTTTTGGTCACCCTGATGAAAATCTTACTATAGATCAGATCCGCAGGCAGGTCTATTCCGATGATGAGCATGATGCTTTTGGTTCAATGGCTCATCAAGGTTACTTTTAATATTTCTAGCTATTCCGACATAGATTACTATCAAAAGAAATATTGAGGTCAGATTGAGTACATACCAGGGCGGGGGTTATGCGGTTGGCTCCTACATTGATCCAACAGACGCAGGAGCGAAAGACATTGGCAAGTATAGGGATGATTTTTACCAACGGATGTACACGTCAAACTCGGCTCTATGGCAGCAGGGCTCAATTGACGCTCGATTTAAGGCAGGGGACACCTCATTAATCAATTATTTATATGGCGATGAAAATGGCTCTAAACTTCGACGCTGTTCTTTTAATCTGATTCGCCGCCATGTAGATATGATTTGCGGATATCAGCGGAAAAACCGCAAATCCACAATCGCCGTCCCTCTATTTCAGGGCGATGAACTTGCGGACGACTATAACGCAGTCCTCAAATGGAGCGAAGCGCGTGACGGCTCTCACGAATATTTGAGCCAAGCTTTTGAAGGGGCGGTTACGTCTGGCATTTCTTTGCTCACACTCAATCTTGATTACAATAGTGATCCAGTATCAGGCGATTTTTTAGTCGATCATGTTGCGTACAACAATTTTTTAATCGATATGAATTTCCGCAAGCAATCACTCGAAGATTGCGAAGCAATTTGGATAAGGAATTGGATTACTCCAGAGGAATTAAAATCGGCAGTTCCCAATGCGGCAGAGGACAAAGTTGCTTATGGCTATCGCGGCTCAAAAGACGCCAAATTTCCCCTCCAAGCCGAGGCGATGAACGTTGATATTACCAAGCTCATTCCAGTCGATTATTTCTATTACCATTGCACGCGTGAAGCGACGATGGTTTATGACAAATTCAGCGGCGAGATGGTGGAATTCAAGCCGGAAGAAGATGAGAACGAAGACACGCTAAGCTACATCATGCAGGCTAATCCTTGGCTTACCATTAAAAAGAGGCAAGTCCCTACCGTCAAGCTAGCAATCTCAATTGGTAACAAAACCTATTACAATGGGCCGAACCAGCTGAACATTGATCGATTCCCGATGGCTGTTTGTCTGTGCTACCACGATCCTGATATGCAATCATACGCATGGCGGTTTTCGGGCAAGGTTCGTTCCTTAAGAGATCCTCAATGGCTCTATGATACGCAAAAGATCATTGAGCTAGACATTTTGCGCTCTCAAATCAATTCGGGTTGGGTTTATCCGGTAGATGCATTGGTTGATCCGAAAGCCCTACGCCAAAAAGGACAGGGATTTTTGATTCCCGTCAAAGCAGGGCATTCCGCAGAGGAGATTAAGCGCATTGATCCGCCAGCGATTCCACAGACTGTGTTAGAGCTATCAAGAGCATTGGCCGACGATATCACTAAGATTAGCGGAGTCAACGAAGAGCTTCTAGGGGCCGCCTCAGACGATGCCTCAGGAATCCTATCGATGCTACGGCAGGGCGCAGGCTTAACGACACTGCAAACGATTTTTGATAAAATTGACTATTCTCAGCGGCTATTCGGTGAGATCAAGCTTGAGGCGATACGAGCCAATTTTTCTAAGACTAAAGTGCGAAAAATCCTGGGCAGAGATCCAGCGAGAGGCTTTTTCAATCCTTCTACGCTCAAATACTCAATCGCCGTCGAAGAGGGCAACTACACAACAACGCAACGCCAGATGGAATTGCAACAACTCCTACATTTCAAACAAATCGGGATTCCTGTCCCCGATTCTGCAATCCTCAGCGTTGCGTTTATTACCAATAAAAAAGAGCTTATTGAGCAGATGCAGCAAGAGAAAGCTCAGGAAGCGCAGCAGATGCAAATGCAAGCTCAAGCTCAAGCGCAAGAGACACAATCTAAAGTCATGGAATCGTACGCCCGTGCGAAACTGGACCTTGCGGCAGCGTCCGAAAAAATGAGCAAAATCGATGAGAATGAAGCCTCTGCTGAACACAAACGAGAAGAAGCCGACTTAGCCCTTGTCAAAGAATTGATGCTCTTGGAAGGAATGGAACTAGATCAAACTCAAAAGGCTATGGGCATTGCCTCGCTAGTTAAGTTTCAGAATGAAGAAATGAACCAACAAAAAAACCAAAATCCTATAATGTAAAGGAAAGGTAGGAGTCTTATGAAAAATCCAATGGAAGAAATGAAAAAACAATACGAGAAGTCAGTTCCTCAGCTTGAAAGTGCTGATGTGAAATACTGCTCGGAAATGAATGCTGACGAAGAATACAAAAAAGCCAATGATTCTTTAGCTCAGTATGTTCGAAAACATAAAGCGAAACACTAAGATGGCCAAGAAAGATCCTAAAAAATTTCACGATGCGATGTCGAAGCATTGGGAATTTATGTACGATCCGAACAAGCCTAGCGAAACGATGAAGAAAACATGCGGCGATGCATTTAATGCAAAACCTCCTGGTAAACGAGGCGTGACGCAAAATAAGATCAATGGTGATGATTATTAGAGAAACGGCCGGAGAAAAATCCCTCCAAGCCTCTCTCGATACAACTCGCCATGATCCAATGGAGATCGCAGAGGCACTGCTTGAGGACACGCTTGAGCAGGTTTTAATCTGTATTAAAAATCACTATCATCTCATTGATGAGAATGAGTTTTGTGTTGTTCGGATTACTGCAACAGATCCATTGATTCACAACCTACGCCGTTACAAATATTACGCTTGGCCTTATCTCCCTAAACCTCGTCCTAATCAGACCGTTTTTCTCTATGAAAAGCAGAAAGACACGATTAAATTACTATGGGCCTTGCCTCCCGCTCATACAATGGCTTCGGTGTCTTCCCTTTTGTATGTGGCCAAGCCTTGGAGACGTACAAAAGTGTGGTGCGATGCGTTTTACATGGGTAATTTCTGGGAGACCATTCGCAAAATGAGCGACATTGATCTGCTATCAGAGTCCGAATATCTAGAGTTACATCGCAAGGAATTGATAGAGGCGGGATGCAAGGAAGGAGGCCCGACGGCTACCAATACCGCGGATCTCTTTGATGTCGCGATCAAGAAGATCGAAGATTCTTGTAACGCCCTCCCGAATCAGGACTGAATTAATTGGTTTTGGCAGACAAAGGCACTCGATCGGGACATTTGCCGACAAATAAGCTATTTTTTTGTGGTAATCGCTTAACTCCTTTTGCAAGTCGAATTTTTTTGAGGTATATTTAATTTTTTTAGACAAACAGAACTCCTAAAAAAGAGAGCTTAAAAAGATGGAAGAGACAAAAACAGAGCCAGAAACACCTATCGTTTCTCAAGAGTCCGCTCCTGAACAGAACGATATCAAATCGCCTGAACAACCTCAAGCCGCAGAAGACCCAAAAGAGGTGAATTGGCGTAAATTCCGCGAGCAGCGCGAAGCAGATCGGAAAAAATTAGCAGAAGCTCAAGAGCGAGAACGAAAAAAAGCAGAAGAAGCCGAAGTACTTCGACAAGCATTGGAAAAGGCTCTCTCCTCAGCGCAAACTCAAAGCGCACCAGCATATGAAAGCGATGAAGATGAGATCAAAAAACGGGTCAATGAGGCTTTTTTAGAGAGAGAAAAAGAGTACGAGCGCAAACGCTTAGAGCAAGAGCAACGAGAGGCTCCTTTACGACTAAAGCAACAATGCCCCGATTTTGAGACTGTATGCAGCCAAGAGAATGTAGATTACCTTGAGTACAATCACCCTGAAGTTTTCACGGCCTTGAAATCAATGCCCGATGGGTTCGATAAATGGACAAATATTTATAGAGCAATGAAGAGGTATATTCCAGAAATGACAGAGATCAAAAAAGAAGCCAAAAAAGCAGAAGCCAATCTAGCAAAACCCCTTCCGCCCGGGAAGGCTGTTTCTAAAGTCGTCACCAGTGCGCCTACGTTCGATCTTTCGGAAGAACGCCGAAAAGCGAATTGGGAACGGATGCAGAAAGAGCTAAAGACATTGTAAAGAAATATTTTGTGGTTATGATTGTGAATAGCTGATCCGCGCCTCGCTAGCGCATGACTGTATTCACACTTCGTCAGTGTTGCTGTATGTAATCTTCGCAAGATTAAATTATTAACTAATTTAATTAAGGCAAATTATGTCAACTGGCATCACAAATATTTTTAATATGGCTCCGGAGTTACCTTTACAAGTAACCGAAGACCTATTAAGCACTCCTCAATTCAACCTCATTCACTCATTCGGCGCGGACTTGCACTATACGCAAGCACACCTTGGAAAGGTAACGCGTATGATGAGATATGAGCGTTTGAATACCGATGGTGGATATTTAGACGGCTCCGGAGTAGATCCGGCCCCTGAAGTCCCCGTAAGAACAGACGTAGACGCTAAAACAGAGATCTACGCGAAAGTAATTCGGGTGAATGAACAAGTAGTATTGTTCGAAAATCCAAAAGTGTTAACAAAGTTCACCGCTTTGTTAGGCCAATGGCTCCGCGAAAAAGAAGATCTTCTAATGAGAGATCTATACGCAAGCTCCGTGTCGTATATTAATGCGACTGGCGGAACAAACGGTCAGCAGCCATCGGAGATTACTCGCGGCGATGTGAATAACATCGAGCGAATTCTCCTCGGTAACGATGCTCGTACCCTAATGGAGAGCGTAGAAGCTGAACGGAACATCGGAACCACAGGGGTTAGAGACGCCTTTATTGCTCTAGCGAGCACAGATATCACAACGGATTTGCAAAACGTTTCCGGCGTGACTATGAAAAAGGACTATCCAACTCAAACAGGGCTGAGACCTGAAGAATATTGCGCAATTTCGCGTTTTAGATTCTTCGTTTGTTCCCGTGGAACGAAAGTGCCGAATGCATCTTCTCCAGGGGCGCAGACTGTTTTTAGAGTTCCAATGTTCGGAATTGAAGCAGCATCAAAGATTTACCAAAACCAGTATACAGCCAAAGTTGGGTTTAGACCTGACTGGGTAGTATCAAGTGCCGCTCAAAACTGTGAGCTGTATGCCAAGTTTGCGATTGCGCGAGAAATCACCAATCAGAACTGGGTTTCCGGCTTAAACGTAACTCAAAAACTCTAGGAGGATAACATGGCTTTTACAATCATGACTCAAGGTTCGTTCGTATCGGACGGAACTAATAAAAAAGTTGTCCTACAGGGTGGAGCAGATTACTTTTTAGCTAGAAACCTTACCAAATCGGGAGCTTCTTCTACCGGAGCGGTTCTTTCTGAATGGTATGGCAATGGCTTAACGGCAGTTGGCGGCTCTTTAGCAACAACAAAAGCAGGATCTAACGCATTGCTTCAGCTCAATGTTGCTTCTCCAAATGGGTTTACCTACGTTTCGGTATCTCCCTTTGTTGAGGCTCCTAATGCTAACGCAATCACAGCGATCACGGCAGCATCTCCCGCAGTAGTTTCACAAGTGAATACCTACAATAATGGCGACATTTTGAGGATCACAGGGACTACAGGAATGCTCCAGTATGGCGGTATGTTGGTTGAGATCTCTTCAGTATCAGGAACAGGTTATACATTGCTCGGAGTTCGTGCAGCAGGCTTAACAGCAGGCACAGCAGGAACGACTCGCAGAGTATCCGCTCTTGAAGCCGTAGAGCCTCAATTCCTCTATGTAACAGAGGTAACAAAAGCCGCGAACGCTGTAGTTCGTTGCTCAGTGAATCCTGGCCGCTATTATGCAGTAGGTATGAAAGTGACGTTCTCCGTTCCTCAATCTTTTGGGATGGTAGAGCTGAACGGCCTAACCGGAGTGATTAAAGCAATCGATCCGGCAGCTTATACTATGACTGTAGATATTGACTCATCTGCATTCACGACATTTGCGTTCCCATTAACTACAAGCTCGCCATCAGCCGCATTATTTGCGTGCGTTGCGCCAGCAGGTCAATCAGCGCAAAAAAATTATATTACGGGCGTAGAGACCGGATATGATGTAACGAAAGCTCCTTTCCAACTTGGTCAAGCAACTCCTTATATGCTTTTAGCAGCAGGAGCTAACGGGCCAGCGGGCGAAACGGGCGATGTTATTGTATGGCAAGCATACAAAGCTGAAGCTACATTCTATCCCTAATCTGTAGATCGTTATGGAGCCTGAGACGTAAAAATCTCAGGCTTTTTCTTTCCAACTCTTAAAAAAATCTGTAGTATGAAACAAAAGGAGAATTTCCAATGGCTTTTGAGAATATGATGAATTTAGTAACCAAAACGGGTGAAAAACATGGGTTGATTAATCGGGTTGCTAATTCTGTTCCGGACAATGGATTTAAGAATTTCCCTGAAAAAGATCGGGTTTCGATGGAGAAGGCTCATAAAGAAGACAATAAGCCTGTAAAAGCACGGTACATTAACCACAAAGGGAAAGACAGAAAGCTAACTCTACCTTACTGTAAATATGCAGGGGATACAGTGGATACATGGTCTTTTATTCATAACCAAGAGTATGAAGTTCCGATGGGCTTGGTAAAGCAAGTGAATGATCGGACTTGGGCTCCAAAGAAAAGAAGCGGATTGATTAATCCAAATACCGCTGAAATGCTTGAAAGCGATCAACCGGAAGATCAAGAACACGAATTTGTTCCAGTAGGATTCTGATGACGATTGCAGCAGCAAATACCACAGTAGCCTCTCTTGTAGGTCTCGTTCGGAAGTTGACGGCCTCTCCGAGCGAGGCTTCTTTAAAAACGAAAGAAATTTACGACTACATTAACCTTTTCGGTTCCGCGGATTTTCCCAATGAGATCAAAACAGATCAGATGCGGACGATCTACACTTTTTATACGACTCCCTACACTTCTACTTATCCAATCGACGTTAACAGCTTACAAAGCTTTCGTGGGCCTTTTTATGTAGATGGAGTCCAAGGGACGATAACCAAAGACAGGACGGTATTTTACAATCTTTGGCCGCAGTTTACGACTCTCACGCAACCCGTTACGGGGGATGGGGTAACGACAACTTTTAGTTTCCAAATCCAAGCGGTTCCTTTTTTCCCTAGAACAGTAACAATTGGGGCCACGGACACGGCTGGGAATCCAATCTCAATTGCTGATGACGGATTGGGTAATCTCAACTATCTCAATGTAAATCCAAGGGTATCTATTCCCGCCCAAGGAAGCCCTTCTTACCCTGGGATGTACAACTATAACACAGGAAACCCTGGTTTAATTAATCCCGTCCCGATCGGAACCGTTAACTATGTTACGGGAACGGTTTTCATAGACTTTACCAATGGAGTGATTCCGGCAAACGGGTCTACATTCGAAGTACGCGCAGCTCAGTATCAGACCAGCCGACCCTCAGCGATTTTGCTTTTCAATAACGCTTTTGAAATTCGTCCGGTTCCTAGGTCCATACATAAGATCGATATCGAAGCTTATCAAACTCCAATCCGTTTCCTTGAGACGACCAGTACTCCCATTGTCAACCAGTGGTATCAATTTTACGCATTAGGAGCCGCTTTAATGATCTTGCGCGATCGACAAGACATAGGAGGCGTCCAAAACCTAATGCCGTTTTATGAGCAGCAGAAAGCGTTAATTTTGGAACGTCAGGCTTCCGAAGAGATCGGACAACGAAACTTCAACGAGTTTTACCCAAGCTATGCTACAGGCAGCTTTTATGGTAATTATGGCGGTTATGGATGGTAATGGAATACAAGCCTTATTATTTATCAGGGTTTGAAACAGGGCTTGTTCAGAACAGAAAAAATTTCATTCTCGTGCAAGATGCGTTTCCGGAGTTGGAAAATGCATATATATTCCGCGAAGGAATCTACAGAAAATCGGGATGCAAACTGATTGGGAGACTTTCGAGAGCTTTCACAAGTCTTTCTCTAGGAAATTCGCAAGCCTCTCCATGGACCTTCAATCTTTTTACATCAATTACCACTCAAGCAATCGAGACTAACAAGCAAATAGTCCCTAAGTCAGTCGTTATCACCATTCAATCGGGCACGCCCATTGTCTTTACCGATGAAGGCGATGGAACTTTAACCAGTCCTACAGCAGGAAATAGCGGCGTAATCAACTATGCAACCGGAGCGGTTACCTTAACGCATACGGCAGGAGCCGGAGTGGCAACCGTGGCGAACGTTTCCTATTATCCAATGCTTCCGGTTATGGGTATCTGTAGAAGAGAACTTTTTGGCATTAACCAAGAGCAAACAATTGTTTTTGATCAAGTTTATGCCTATGTATCTTCTGGCGGATTATTTGTCGAATGGCTTCCTGGAACGACAACGATTTGGTCAGGAGGTAATAGCGATCTATTTACTTCGACCAATTATTGGGTCAAGGGCTATGATAATACAGCCAACTCTCAGCTAAAAATCTTTTGGGTAACAAATTCATACGTCAATGATCCGATTCGGTATACCGATGGCACAACTTGGGCTTCATTTTCGCCCCCGGTAAATGCAAGCGGCGACTTATTGATTCAATGCCAAGTGCTTATTCCATTCCGCGGAAGGATGCTTGCTTTGAATACATTTGAAGGTACGACAATTCCTACAGGGAAGTATTATTCGCAGCGAGTTCGATGGAGTCAGATCGGAAACCCATTCTACAATAATGCGATCTCAACGGCTTTTAATATTGACGCATGGAAGGACGACATTAAAGGAAAAGGTGGATTCCTAGATATCCCTACAGACCAAAATATTATTGGAGCTGGGTTTGTACGAGATAATCTGGTCATTTTTTGCGAGCGCAGCACTTGGCAGCTTCGTTATACAGGAAATAGCATTATTCCATTTCAGATCGAGCGCGTGAATTCCGAGCTTGGAGCGACCAGTAAGTTGAGTATGGTGCAATTCGATACGACATTGGCGGGGATTGGCGATAAAGCTCTCATTGAATGTGATTCATTCTCAGCCAAGCGGATCGATGAAAAAATCCCTGATTTGGTGCAAAACATCGATAATCAAAACAATTCGCGTAAGAGGATTACAGGAATCCGAAACATTAATAAGCGAGCAGCCTATTGGACCTATATCGACAATACGGCAACGGACAATACGTCTACCTTCCCCAACAAACGCCTCTGGTATAACTATGAGAACGCTTCTTTTGGGATTTTTGACGATACGATCACTTACTTAGGATTTTTCCAGCCAACAAGCGACTTGCAATGGGCTACGGCTGATTTTACATGGGATCAAGCTGATTTTGATTGGACTGTGGCTCAAGCACTGAATTTTGAGCCAATTGGAGGCAACCATCAAGGTTTTGTCTTCTATCTGGACGCGGTCACTCAAAACGACCCTACGTTAGCGATTCGGGGAATTGAAGCATTTGGTAATGCTAATCCGGTAGAGATCCATTGTCCCGGGCATAATCTCCCTAATAATACATTTATTAAGATTAGCGGAATTAAAGGGGATTTTTCTGTTCTGAACGGAAATATTTATAGAATTACTCTTGGCAAAAACGGAAACACCAGCACACAGGATTATTTTAGAATCGGTGCTTACAATCCAAATT